GCCCCCTTAGGGGCCACCCGGTACTTTGTGCCGCCAGCAATGGTATCTACTACGATCGTGCAGTGCACTCCCGTCGTAGTTCAATTCAATCCTTAGGGAACTAAATGGGTGAGTATCAAACACGTATTAGACAGAACGTTGTTCTGCCTAGTGTGCAATGCATCTATCCAAGTAATCCGGGAGGAATCCCGGGTAATTACTTCTTCGATAGCAATGCAGTACTCACAAAAGATAGTGTCTACTCCTTTAGGAGTGGACACACTCAGGAATCTGAACTAATAAAACTCAAGACGTCTCAGGATCTTTATGATTACCTGAAACTTAATGAGTCAGCAGTCAGAGTGGCCGCCGAGTATGATACTGGGCATACATTTGACTCCATTCAGAATAAGGTCGTCATACCTAAGACACAGGAAACTGTGACTTGGGGAGGCGGAAACTATCCTAATGGAGCTATGTATAGGGGACCTGTGGTCCCTAGGCCGCGAGGTTTCGACTTTTCTAAAGGCCAACTTACCTTTGATCCGTATTGGGACGATTCTGTCCTGCACGGATATGGTAGGAAGGCTATCGAAAAGACGATTCCAACCGCTCCTGAAGCGAATCTCGCACAAGCTGTATTGGAACTCAAAGACGGCTTGCCGTCGATGGTCCTACACAATCTAACTAAGATGAAGGGTCGCGCCGCCCGAGAAATCGGTGGCGAGTACCTGAATCTTACGTTCGGTTGGACTCCACTCATTAAAGATGTGGAATCGCTTTGTAAAGCTGTCATTAATTTTAATAAAATTATTGATCAGTATTCGCGAGATTCCGGACAAATTGTCCGACGCCGGTATAACTTCAAAGACGAGTACAAGATTCATAATCAGTACTCCGGTAGCGATAATGCTATCGATCTTCTCGGTGTGGAAACCCTTAACTGGGAGAACACATACGTGAAGCGTCTCTTTGAAGGTAATAGACCGGCTATGTCAAATTCCTTCACGCAATCCTCCAAGAGGCGGATTACGTTTGCAGGTGCCTTTACCTATTACTTGTCTGAGGGGTC